ACTGCAGGCGCAACAATTTCATTGAAGAAGTCGGGATTATCTGCCACGCCATCGCCGTCGCTGTCGCGATAACTGACTACAACTTGATAGTCATCAACGTACCCGTCGCTTTCGACTGGCTGTGCAATAATTTCCATTGTGATGTCACCCGACAAGGGCAAATTACTGTCTGGACGACTATTGGATTTTAGCACTCGCACAAAGTCTTTGATAATCTGTCCTGTGCGACTATCATAAACTTTTTCGCTACCGTCAAAGAAAAATCTAGTTTCAATGACACTGGCAAAAACATAATCCAATCCACGCGATATCACAGTGTAACTTTCACCGTTGGTTACAAATTCTATCAACCAGGAAGCATCAAGATTGACACCTTGTGTGTTTTGTGCATTGGCAAGACTGAATGCAGCATCTGCAGCAAGATTGGTGCTGGTAATCAGATACCAAGTGCTGGTCAAGTTGTTGTACCCAATGCCAAAATTTCTAAACAGCTCAATTTGCTGTAGCATGGACTGCTCCAACGAGCCCGGCAGGTCGTCGACGAATTTAGGAATAACTTCAGAAGCTAATGCACCGGTTGGTACAAATGTATTCAGGGCCACTGGCCCGTTTCCGTCTGGCAAATTGCCCAGGCCGTTGTTGATGCCGTCCAGTATCACGGCTGACACTGTGACCCAAATTTCAAGTTTTTCGTCAGCTCTAACAGGTGTCCCGGCCACCAACTTGTTGTTGACATCAAAGAAAAACCCAGCAGGCGGAACAAATTTAACCAAGGCACCTTGTGTCACATAACGTGCATTGTTGCTGGCATACAATCCAATGGGCTGCGGATTCAAGTTGAGTGTGTTGTAAAAATAACCTGTGGTTTCGTTGACCAGAGTAGTGCTTTGATTCCAAGCCAAATTTAAGATTGCAAGATTTGGGCGTTCAAAGTTGGCATAATAAAATTGCAGCATACTGCGTGAACTCAGCAACGGCTCGATGTTGTTGGTAATGATATCCACAATGTCATTGCGATTGACCCAGTTAAACTCAAAACTAGGCAGCAGATTCTCTCGATAAAGAACGCCGTCGCTGGAAAAAATGTTGGTGGAACTGTACTTGCCAGTTATATCAGTCAAGTCAATGTATCGACTGGTACCAGTGGCGCTGCGTGCCACTGCTTTGCTTTTGATAATGTTGTTGTATCGAGTGAAAGGAAAGTTGTTGTAGTCTTCACCGTTGACCATGCGATTTTGTGTGTAATATCTAGCCGGAGCACGTTGTTTAATTTCTTCAATGGTTTCGCGTGGTTGTGCATTGGATACTGGCTGTGTAATTCCACAGTTGAAAGTGATGGTTTCTAATCGTCCAAAGCGACTGATATAGCTGATGGGAATCAGAATGCTTTGCATTTCTTCTGGATTGATTATGTATTGCAATCCGTTAGATGCTCGAACGTAGCTGCGGAACAGACCCACTGGCACTTCGGCAAACACGCCATCACCAAATGTCAGAGTAATCTGATCATTGGCACGACTGGTGATACTGTAAATCTTTCGTTGCTCTGGACTCAGTTGCTCAACAGCAGCGGCATATATGCTTTCTTCGTACAGCCATTCGCTTGCAATTGAACCAACGTTGTCCAACTTGTACAGCCAATAGTCTTCGTTGTTGACACCTTCTATATTGATGTTGACAGTGCGGTTAGGAATAGCTTCTGCTAGATTAAAATCCTGATTTTGCAAAATGCCCTGTTTAAAGAGAAAAAAGTAACCAGTATTGTCGCTGCCAAACCCCAACTGATCGTTGCGATACAGCACATTAAAAATACCACTGGGTCTGGGAGCAGGTTCGTACACATAGTCGCGACCTTGGCTGGTACCACTGACCGCTTCAAATGGCATACTGACACCATCAACTGTGCTGTTGTAAGAAACAATAGGCAGGAAACCTGGTACCAAATTCAATGAGTACTCTTCGGTGCGAACTCCCAAGATATTTTGTGTGTTGCCGGGACGGCCAAACTTTTGACTGTCAACCATGGCAGCATTGGTGATGTAGGTAAACTGTTCGAACCAGTTGGGATTGGTAGGGTCATTCCAATTGACTGTGACATTGGATAAATTAATACCGTTAAAATCTGTAATATCTTCAGTTGTGGTAACTGAAAATACTTTTAAAAATCCCTGCGCTGCTTGATTACGCTTGGGCGTATAACTGACCAAGTTGGCTAGGCGCACTACTGAATCGCGTCTTTCTGCAGTGTCCAAAAAGTTTTCACGTGCATTGAGATCGTTGCGGAATGCCAGGGCCTGTCCCATAAACGCCATGACATCCAGCAAAGCAATAAACTCTGAACTTTCGATATAGTCGTTAAATGTTTCTGGGTAATATAGACGCAGATAATCTACAAAACTTTTGCGTAAAGTCTCAAAATCGTAGCTTTGAAAGTCAGCTTCACGGTAGGTCTGATACAGACGCTTCCAATCTTCAACTCCAAATATTGCGGTTTGCCGGGTAGTCTTGGCCATAATATCTCACTGTTGTGTTATTTATCGATAGAAATAACGTAGTAGTTTTAGATAAAACCGGCTCGTTGTGTTTGTTGGTCTAAGAACAACACCAGCAATTGATTGACCGAACTGGGCACTACCTGTACCAGCATTTCAATGCGTATGCCGTTGTTTTGCGGATATACTTCGGCACTGGCTAGGTACAGCCGTGGATCTTGTGCTGCTACACGCTGTAATTCAGCTAGGATTGCATTTTCAGTGTCTGGACTTTGATTTTCAAACACAAAGCTCCACAGGGTTGTACCGTATCCTGGCAGACCTGGCACTTCGCCTTGTCTAATGTTAAGGGCATTGGCAAAGTCGCGTTTGACCAATTCAAAATCTACCAAGGTAAATTTTTTGAACTGATTGATTGTATTGAATCCAACGAAAGTAGTCATAATGTATTTAACTCAAATATCACAGGCCAGCTCTGTTGAACTCGCGTGCTAATGCAGCAGCACCCACGTTATTACCCACCGCCGCAGAAATATTTTGTGCTTCTGCTTCGGATTTGCCTTCCCGTCTAGCTTGCAAATAAGCAGCAACCCTGGCATCCTGCTGTTCAGCTCTAACATCAATATTAGTTGTGCGATCTTTTGGTTTAAATTCTGGATCCGGAACCTTGGGATTATCAATGACCGAAACTACAGCAGCGTTGATTCCGTTGCGACTGACAGTTTGAGTAGCGCCAGAAATAGCTGCTATAATCCCACCAAAATTACCCAGTCCCAGTTTACTGGTAACCAAGCTGATGGCCTGTTGCGCATTTTTAGAAAGAGAATTAATTTGATTTACAACTTTTTGGCTGGCCTGACCCTTGACCCACTCGGTAACTGGCCCAGGACCAAATTTCACAGTGGACTGTATCAATGGTGCCAGCTGTAATGGTTTTTCTAGTCCTTTAAGCACTCCTGATGCTCGCAGTTGCGCAGCACCGCGACTCATGAGATCCTGTTGCATTACTCCTTGCAAGTTTACATTGCCAAGTATTCCGTTGATGCCGTTGACGTTGTTTTTGCCGGTCCAGATAGTGGGACTTGTCAGCAATGCATTCAAACTTTGCGCATTTCCAAGATACTGCGAAACTGTGCCAGGTTTGATAAATCCCAACTGTTCCAACTGTATCGGCGCGATGCCATACTTGCCAATGCCTTTTTCGATGCTGAATGTGTTAAATGCTTGATTCACGCTGGCTGCTGCACTACTCATCATACCAGTAATTTCTTTGGTATTCAGTCCAGGAATATTAATAGTGGCTGGTGTTTCTTTTAGTACTTGTGCAGCATTGACCGGTACTGTAACTGGTTGATCGGCCAACTTTGCCACAGCTTCAGTACTGGGAGGTGGTGGAGCTGCTGCTGCGGCTGCTGCCTCTGCTGGCCCACCTGAGTCAAGTTCAACTTTGACTTCAACACCACGATTGTGATAAGGGTATGGCTCGTGTGTGGGTGCGCGAGTCACAATGGTTTTTAACTTGCCTTCTTCCACTTTCCAACCCACATCAGTTTCAAATATGGTGTCAGGCAATTCTAAATCTTCTATCACAGTTGGTTTAGTGACCGATCCTGGACTGGCTCCGCCGTTGAGATCAATGGTACCAGCTTTGAGAGCTAGGCTGCCGCCGGCGTCCCAGCCGCCACCAGAGCTTTTCATATTCAAAGCTCCGTCGCTGAGCACACCCATGTTGCCTTTGCTGTAAGCTGCCAGTGTGCCGTCGGCTGCCAATTCAAGATTTTTTGTGCTGTTGATTTTTACACTTTTGCTCTTGATGTTAATGCTTTCACCGGCAAACATGTTGATGTTTTTGTCGGCGTGTAAGTTGATATCGCCTTCGGTTCGCACGTTGACTGAGTTGGTAGAATACACATCCACTGTGCCTTCAGTACCTAGTTCGATCCAACTTTGCCCGTTGGCATGTATGATGTAAAAAC